AGAGAAGTGTCGATCCCAGATCCGCCACCGTTTTTTACAAACTCGGCAATGACCAAATCAATGCGATTGTACCCGCCCGTGCCACTGTCAACTGCCAAATCCGCTGTCGTATCAGGTTTAACGCCCATGATAAAGCCGGACATGTTATACAGCCCTGGAGACAGCCGGACCAGGTTGTCGTTGACCTTGGCGCAAGCGAGATTATCAAAGGCCTTGATGATGCCATTAGTCGGCAGCAGGCCTTTGACAAAAGCCGCGAAAAGCTCGGCTCCGACATCGTTCGTGATGCCGTTTTTGTTGATTGCAAATTGGCTCATTTAATCACCTACCTTGTATTGCACGGTTGTGCCTTTGTCATCGACAGTCCGGATGATCTGCGTGATTTGCTTGGCGATCGACTGACCAGTCACATAATCGCGGCCGCCAACGATATCGCCCAGGCTGAGCCCGGCATTGTCCGGCAAATCGATCTCGATCTTTTGGACCGGTGTGTAGTCAACTGCAAGGCGGGTCGTGGCCTCGCTGGTCAACTCATCGATGGATTCGACATTGGGATAGTCCAGGACGATCTGGCGGTCGTAGATGTCACTTGCCAGCGGCGTGCTGTTGATCGTGCCATCATCATGGCGATACAGATCGACGACTTGGCGGTCCAGCAACTGGCCGGACCCGAGCGCGATGATGTGATTGTAGGCAAGACTCGAATCGTCGGATGCCGTCAGCTGATAGCCTAGATCCTGGCTGAATTCTTCATTGCCAGAGAGATCGACAATGGGTTCGGCCGAAAGCTCCACCACTCGATCGCCGACCGTGATTTTCAGCCTGGCATCAGAATCGCCCAGCAGCTTCACGAGGGATTTGTATAACGTCTGGTACCGGAATGACCCGCTGACCGTAATGCCGGAAGCGGCAGCACTCACAGAGAAAAACGGGAACAGACTGGACCCGACAAGCTCCGAGATGGCTGCATTGGCCTCCATCGATGTGATGGTCTTGTAGGCAGACCCGCCGGGCGGTTTGACAATCTTGTCGATCAGCATCCCGCGCCAGGTCCGGCCGTTGACCTCGATGCTGGACCCGATATGCCGGATGCCCAGAACAATACCGCCGAACTCAGTCCCTGGCTCATACAGAAAGTGATTCTTGTTGATCGGCCTTTCGAGCCAGACGGCCTCCGGAATGATCAGCTGAAAGTCGTTTTCATCGGCTTTGTCATAGAGGCTGCCGACCACATCCCATTTGTCGAAAAGGTGAAGGTATCGTTTGTCAACGAAGTCCTCCGTCGCGTGGATCAGCTCCATTTAGGTTCGCTCCTTTCCTTGTACAGCAGGATGTCAAACGTGAAATCCGTGGCCGTGACAAACGACTCGCCAGCCGGGATCCGGTCGAACACCGACTTGGCTTTGTTCCTGGCATAGAGGAAATTCAGGCGTTCGCCTCCGGCTGTGATCTTCGTGACGGTCATGGCAACCTGGTCGATCTCAAACCGTTCGCCCGGCAGCAGCTCACCAAAGACCTTGTAAGTGTTCGGACCGAGGTTGATCTCCGGATCGGTACATGGTCCATAGAACGAGATCTTGGCCATGCACGGACCGTAATGGTCGTTGATCAGCGCGCGGACATCTGGCGAGACAAAGCCATACGGGAAGCCCAGAGGGAAGATGAAGCCGTCCGTGGACCCGGTTGAAAGTGGCTCGAATGTGTGCAGCTCTTCGGTGATCCAGAATGGTGAGCTTATTGCCAATGTGAGCTCTATTTTTGCAATGCGATTTGTTTTGTAAATGGTCTTTCTAGATCCCTTAACAAATCCATAAACAAATGAGTCATTAACAAAAATTTTTCCAGGTCTGTTTAGCAGGATGTCGCTTTCAAAAACTCCGGACAAATATGCAACATGTTGATCAATCGATGATCCATCACCAGCATAAACAGTGATCAGTAACTCCCGTTCGACAACTCCTCTGTTAAACCTTGTGATGTCAGCCCCATGTCGTGACGATCGATATCGCGATGTTATTTCCCAGTCATAATCAAGGATTTCTGACGGTCGTTCCCAGGTGTACGGCCGACTGTTAAAGTCGACCGTTACACCTTCAGACGATTCGTATTTGATCGAATACCGCTTACCCATAGATAGCCTCTCTGACAAACCGTCCTAGCACACGATTGTCTGCCTTAAACGTTGTCCCTTCCAAGTGTTTGGCGACAGCTTCTCCGATGGCGTTGGCATCGATTGTTTGTTGTGTGCCAGCTTGCACACTTGCATTCCCGGCAGACGCCTGATTGATTTTTATCAGACTCGAATACTTGCTTGTGATTCCAGGAATCGATGCAGCGGCCAATTCTGCCGCAGTGTCTCTGACTGCCGCAATTTTATTGTCGAGCCCAACAATGTATCCTTCACCGGTAAATTCACCGATTTTCGTTGTAACCTTCGACGGCGAGTTGATGCCAAGATGCCCCATCATGTCGTTTGGGATAAGATCAGATAGCTCTTTGATTTTCCGTTTGAGCTCTTTCTTTTTCTCATCCATGCCAACGATGATGCCTTCGATGGCATGTCCACCGACCGGTTTGGTAGCTGCTTTGACTTCGTCGAGGTGGTCACTGAATTCTTTGTCCAGGCTTTCCGTCGTGTCCCTCGCTGCTGTTGCAGCATTCCCTGGCATTAAGCCAAGCTCTGCGGTCGCGGTATCGACAGCTAATTTGGATTTTTCTTGCCAGACGCCAATCCATGCCCAGAGATCCGTGGTGTTCATTTCGATCAGTTCAGCAATGATCGGAGATGCAGCCGGCCCTAATGCTTGAAGTTCTGCCAACACATCGCCGGGCACTCGCTTAGCCAATAATTGAATATTGCTTTGCCAGTTCCGAAAATCCTCAATCTGCTGCTCAAGGTTCTTTTTGACTTCGGAAGCCGTCAATTTTGTTTTAGCGATACCCTCGTCCTCGATGGACCCCATTTCATCGATGTGTTTGTTGGCAAGATCTTCGAGCGCCTTGGCGGTTTCTTCGGACATGACGATCTGTGCCAGTTGCTCTTCTGACATTTTGTCAGTAGTTTCTCCGGCAGAGTCCCCAATTTCCTTATTGGCATTAATGATGCTGTCAGCCGCCTGATTGTATGCTGCATCTGCAGATGAAATCGCAGCTACATTTTCATTGGTTTTTTCGGTCAGATTGTTTACCGCGTTTTGAGCAGAATCCAAAGCGCTTTTGGCGTTGTCCATTGCTGCAAGCATCCCGCCTTCGAGTGCCGCCTGATACTCTGCGGTCGCTGCTGTCAACTCCTCTTGAGCGATTTTCATTTCATCAGCCAGACTAACTTTTTCCCGGTATAGTTCTAGCAGCCGCTCTTCATAAACTTGCAGTAGGATTTCATTTTTCCTTGCGCTGATAATATCTTTAATGGCTTCTTCATTCCTGCTAAGTTCGCCAGTTTGTTCATTAATTTCCAAAGTTAGCGCCGGTACAAGTTTATTCAACTGTTTGACAAGCTCAACCATTTTCAATTTTTCTTCGTTGGTCTTTTTTTCTTTTTTTGAAACATCAAACAACTGATCTGCCAGATCGTCCGCAACTTTGGCATTGTCCTCGGCTTCTTTTGTATTTTCGGAAAATGCATCCGCAGAGTCCTTGATCTTCTTGGTCAGCTTTTCAACCCGCTTTTCAGTTTCAGATGATTTGTCTCCGAACAAGGCCAGCGCTGCAGCTGCTGCTCCAATAGCGATAACAGCCAGCCCAACTGGACCTGTCAAAGCTGTCATGGTCAATCCAGCTGCCGCCGCTGCTGCCGATGCAGCGCTAAGAGCACCTGTGATAGTGCTTACTGCCGAGATCAATGTTCCAGTTACATATATGGCCGGTCCTGCCGCTGCAGTAATCCCAACCAAAGCCAGAATGGTCTTTTGCGCCTCCGGATCGAGGTCCGAAAATTTATTGGCCAGATCGGTCACGGATTCGGCAACATCCACGACAGCTGGTGCAATCGTCTCGCTCATCGCAATGCCTGCAGTTTCAAGGCTACCCATCATTGCTTCGATGGATCCTTTACCGTTACTGAGCATGGTTTCGGCCATAGCCTTTGCAGCACCGTCCGAATTTTCAAATGCCCTTGTAAGCTCCCGCAATTTTGTCGGGCCAGCATCGACAACAGTCATCATGCCAGACAGGGCATTATTCCCGAAAATCGTAGCCAACGCATTAGCCTTCTGCTCCTGTGTCAAGCTTTCCGTCGAGCGCTGCAGGTTTTCAATAACTTTGTCAAATGACAGCATGTTTCCAGCGGCATCAAAAGCCTTAAACCCGATACTTTCCATCATGGTTGCAGCGACTTGTGACGGACTGGCCAAAGCAATCAACGCGCCGCGCAGAGTTGTGCCAGCCTGCTCACCCTTGATGCCAGAGTTCGCCATGATACCAACAGCAGCCGAAACTTCTTCTATGGTCATGCCCAGGGCCTTAGCCGGCGGCGCTGCATATTTAAGAGCCATGCCCATGTCCGTAACACTGGCATTCGTGTCAGCCGCGACTTGCGCCAGCACGTCAGCAACATGACCGGCTTCTGCCGCATCAAGTCCAAATCCGCGCAAGGCCGACGATGCAATATCAGACGCCTCTGCGACGCCAAGACCGCCTGAGGCTGCCAGATCGAGCAAACCAGGCATGGCCGCAGTGATCTCATTGACCTCAAAGCCTGCGCTTGCGAGGTTCTCCATGCCGGCAGCGGATTCAGAGGCGCTAAAGGCAGTGTCTTTGCCAAGCTGCAGTGCCTGATCGGCAAGCTTCTCAAGTTCCTTTTCAGTCGCTCCAGATATCGCCATGACGCGATCCATGGCCGCTTCGAATTCCATGCCAGCATTGACCGCAGCTGTACCAACACCAATGATTGGGACGGTTAGCCCCATCGTCATGTCTTTGCCGACGTCTTTCATTTCGGCCCCGACTTTTTTACTCTTCGCCGAAAAATCTGCTAAATCTTTGCTTAAAGCAGTATATGCAGATTGCTGCTTTTTCAGCTCTGCTGTCTGCTCAACAAGCTGCTGATTCATTTTATTCAATGACGCTTCGGCATTATTCAACTGGATCTGATACTCTTTGGCCTCGTTCGAGTTCTCTCCAAATGCTGTTTTGGCCTGTTCGAGAGCATTTCTTAGTTCGGCGACTCGAGTCTTTTGCAAGTCTATTTTCTTCGCCAGGGCTTCATTTGACACAGTCAGCTTGGAAATTGCACTGTTAGTTGAATTCAGTTCAGACGTTGAAAGCCTGGTCTCTGAATTCAACAATTCGAGTTCTTTGTTGATATTTTTTATCGCGTCCTTGAATTTGGTTTCACCATCCAGCGCGAGGACTGTTTTGATTGTTTGGTCTGGCATGGTTTCACCTCCTAATAATTTTCAGATTTTTTCTTTTTTGTGTGACCATTAGCTCTCAAATGTTGATAGTATATCGATCCGATTTTCCCTGGTTTCGACATCAAACATTCAGCCCGGGACAAGCCGACCGCCATGCCCATATACAAAAGCATGTCGACATTCATAACGCCTGCCCGGTTTATGCCTTTTTTGAGTCGATCTCGGCCAACACTTCGTCGACTTCCTCATCCTCATCGGTTTCAAAATTAGAGTCTTCGGATATTGTTAAAAAAACTGACGTTTTTTGTCTGATATAACTTCCCAGTTTAAGTTTTGTTCTGACATACTCTTCGGTGATCGGCTTCTGTTCTTTGCCATCAATCAAGCCAGCTCGAATGTCGATGTTTCTGGACAAGATGGCTTGATTCACAAAAAGTGTAATGATCCAGGCAAATGCAGCAATCTGTTCTTTGAGGTTTTCTCCGCCTAGCAGTAACGCATTTTGCAATTTATCCAGGCTGCCAAATTTCTCGTTTATTTCTTCAAATGCATTCAAATTGAAAAGCATTTTGTATTCTTTGCCAGCAATTTTTATTTTCGCCATAGTAAAACGGTCCGGAGACTTTTGTGCCTCCGGACCATCCTCCGTTCATGTTTATTAGACAATGCTTGCCTTGGTGTTGAGCCAGGTTTTGGCAGCGGCTTCAGTTGTGAATTCGACTGTGTCTTTCCAATCTCCGTTAGCAATCTCGAAAATTGTGCCACTGATTTGATCGGTCGAAAACTCGGTCTTTTCGCCTTTGGTAGCCCCTGTGTCCTCTGGCTCCGAGAACTGTGTTTTGTACAGCCAAACAGCGCGATATTTCCTTACATTGGCAACCAGCAGAACCCGGATGTAGCCAACGCCGAAAAATGGAGCATTATCGGCTGAGTTTGATTTCTCAACCTGATCGGTTCCTTCAGTAGCCATCGTGTGGCCAAGCAGTGCCGCTCTGTCAGCCAGATCGATGTGAGCAATGTTCATGCCGATCGATCCGCCAGAAAATGAGTTGACAGACTCGACAACCTGATCATCAGCGTAAAGCTTGACAGTCTCGGATTCGGTTGAGATGTTCGCCTCAATCGACCCTCCCAGTTCAAAGCCTGCCGCGTAGGTTGGTGCCAATGTGGGTGATTCAGCTGTGATTTTGGCAGCAACAGCATATTTTAGTCCAATACGTGCCATTAGGTTAATCCTTTCTCTTTCAGGGCTTCTGCCCAGATTTTGCTCATTCTGTCATATACTCTTTTCTCAGACAGCGAATCAGCGGTATCAACAAAATGAGTTGGTTTTATTTTTGATGTTCCATAATGGTTAATGAATGCAATCGCAGCATTTCTGACGCGCTTCTTACGATTGATCCTTTTCCCATCTGGGGACTCTGTGAAAGTGCTATACCCTTGCGGGTAAATGTCAATTTGGCGGATACCATTAATAGATGCCGGTTTTCGCGGAAAGCCGATCGAATCAATCAATTGCCCTGTCAGTTTTAGGCCGTGCAAGTTGATAGCTTCTTTCCATGACAGCTTCACTTCTTCGGCGCCTGCCAGCAACATTTCATCCGCAATTTCGCCGGTCAGTTCGCCAAGCTCTTTCATTCGATCAATCAACTCATCAATTCCGGTTGTGCGAAATCTGGCCATCAGACAACCTCACAATCAAAGATGTGATGGATGTATCCGGTATCCTGCTCAAAATCAACAAGATGCTGAAACGTGATCTCATCTTCTCCTGACAGCGCCGTTTCTATTGCGTCCACAACCGGATCGTTATCGAGCTTTGTTAAGCGATCAACCTGGATCCGAGAGATTCGCCAGCCTTTTGTCCGTCAGCCATCATCTTCGAAAATTCAAAAGG